TGCAGGAGGCAACCGGAAAATTTCAATTGAACGTCGGAAATTATACGGAGGCGTCCGACGCAATTATTGCGTATGGCGACAAACTAAAAGAAACGTTAGGTTTAAATAGCGCATTTGGCGAAAGTCTTTTGGCGTTAGGACGTGGCGGGGCTGAAAGTAAAGCCGTTTTTACAGCTATTGGCGACGGGGCAAAAGCATTGGGAAAAACTTTGTTGGGATTACTTTCAAACCCGGTATTTTTGGCGATTGCCGGAATTGCGGCGGCGGGTGCGGCGTTTAAATGGTGGTACGATTATAACGCCGGGTTAGTTGAGGCAACGAGATTGACGCAACAATTTACCGGGAAAAGTGGCGATGATTTGAAAGCGTTTAGAAATGAGGTGCAAGCCGTCGCAGATTCGTTCGGCGCAGATTTCCGGGAAACATTGATTGCAACAAACGCATTATCAAAACAATTTGGTATTTCTGCAAATGAGGCATTGCAGTTGGTTAAGGATGGTTTTTTGTCCGGAGCCGATGCGAACGGGGAATTTTTAGACACGTTGAAAGAATACCCGGCATATTTCAAAGAGGCTGGAATATCAGCAGACCAATTTGTTGCGATTGTAGCCCAAACAAACAAAATGGGTATCTTTTCGGACAAAGGCGTTGACGCAATTAAGGAGGCAAATTTGCGTTTGCGTGAAATGACGACGGCGACGGCGGCGGCTTTGGACGGTATCGGTATTTCGTCGGAACAAGTTCAAAAAGATTTGCAGACCGGAACCAAAACAACGTTCGATGTTATACAAGACGTTTCCGCAAAATTGGCAGAATTGCCGGATAATGCGGCAACGGTCGGAGCTGCAATTGCAGATATATTCGGGGGACCCGGAGAGGACGCCGGATTGCAGTATTTGCGCACGTTGAAAGATATTTCAACAAACATGGATGAAGTAAAAGGGAAAGCCGGAGTTTTGGCGCAATTGCAGGAGGAACAATTGCAAAGCCAAATTGAGTTGCAAAACGCATTATCCGGGTTGTTTGACGCAACCGGAGGGAATTTTGAAACGTTGACAACGCAGGCAAAAGTTTTTGTTAACCAAGGATTGACGGCGATAATAAAAGGGGTTATTGATGTTGTCAATTACTTGATTGAGTTATACAATGAAAGTGTTTTGATACGTGCAATTTGGAATGGGATTGTTGCCGGATTCAAAACAACATTTGATACGTTGGGAAATTTGTTTGGATTCTTTATTGATATAGTCAAAGCAACCGGAACCGCATTAAAGGGAGCGTTTACGTTGGATTTTGACGACGTTAAAAAAGGGTTGTCAGATTATGCAGCCGCATACGGAAATTTGGTAAAAGCACAAGTAAAGGACATTACCCAAAATTTCAAAGAGGGGTTGGATGATATGCAAAAGAAAATAAAGCCGATAACAATCCCCGTTTCCGTAGGAGATACGCCAAAAGAACCGACCGGGAACAAACCCGTAACAACACAGAACCCAACCGTAACGCCGATGGGTAAAAGCGATGCGGAAAAGGCAGCAGAACAGCAAGCAAAACAAATTGAGGCGGCATATAAAAAGAATTTGGAAGCAACCCGAAAATTGCAGGATGCACAATTGCAGTTGGAAACCGACGAATGGGCAAAGCGTCGCCAACAAACGCAATATCAGTATTCCCGCCAAATTGAGGATTTACAACACCAATTGCAGACCGAAAAGGATTTGAACGAAACCGGACGTCAAGCGATAAACGCCACAATTACGGCGTTGGAACAGCAACAAACCGAGGCGTTATTGAAAATCGAACAAGACCGACAATTGCAGGAATTAGCGTTACAGAAAGAAAGCATTGAATTACGTTTGCAAGCAGTCAAAGAGGGAAGCGAGCAGGAAAAACAATTGCGGATGCAGTTGTTGGAAAACGAAAGACAAACCGCATTATTACAGAACCAACAGAAACCGACCGGGCAACAGCAGGACGCCGCGGCGATTAATGCAAGTTTTGACGCAAAGGGAGCCGGAATTGCGGACGAATATTTGCAAGCGCAATTACAGATATTCGACCAACAACAAGCGTTGGCACAATCGGAGTTTGATTTGTTGAGAAATTCAGAAGCCCGGAAAACTCAATTCCGTTTGCAAGCAGAAAAGGAACGTTTGCAAAAGGTTTTAGAATTAAATCAGCAAGCCGCCAATAAATTGTCTGATGTTGAGGTACAAACAATTCAAAACACTATTAAAAAAATAGACCAAGAAATTGAGCAATCCAAAGGGGAGGAACGAGGAACAGACATTTACGGTTTGTTTGGGCTTAATTTGGACGACGACCAAAAAGAGGCAATTAATACGTCTATGCAATACGCATTGGATGCGTTAAATACATTCACGGCGGCACGTGTTGCCGCAGCAGATGCAGCCGTTGAGCAAGCGGATAAAGAGGTTTCCGCCGCACAATCGGCGTTGGATGCAGAATTGGAAGCAAGGGCAAACGGGTACGCCAATAATGTTGTACAAGCGCAAAAGGAGTTGGATTTGGCAAAGAAAAACCAAGAAAAAGCGTTGAAAGAACAACAGAAAGCGCAAAAACAGCAGGCAGCAATACAAACATTGCAGCAAATCGGAAACATGGTAACAGCAACGGCGTTGATATGGTCGCAATTAGGTTTCCCGTTTGCAATACCTGCAATTGCCGTAATGTGGGCGAGTTTTGCAGCGTCTAAAATCAAGGCGGCGCAATTGGCAAAACAGACCGGAGAAACCGGAGGAACGGAAACATACGGCGACGGTACCGTTGAACTTTTGGAGGGCGGTTCGCACCAAAGCGGAAATGATATTGATTTAGGAACGAAACCGGACGGAACCCGCCGGCGTGCCGAGGGAGGCGAATTTTTCGCCGTGATAAATAAACGAAGTTCACGCCGTTTCAGAAAGATAATACCGGACGTTATCAATTCGCTAAACAATGGTACGTTTGCACATAAGTATTTAAAATCCTATTCAGACGGCGACGGTTTGACGTTAAACGTTACCGGACAAAGCCCGGATTTACGCAATTTGTCGGATGATGTAAGGGAAATTAAGGAACAGAACCGACGACGGGTTTACGTGGATGGCGACGGAAATACGATTGAAAGTTACAAGAATTTGAAACGTAAAATAAAAAGACTATGACACCAAAATATAGATTCTTTTTGCAGATAGGGGAGGACGGAACTAAACAAACCGTCCGCCCCAATTATAAGGATGATTTAACGTTGGATTATGAGTTGGAAACAAATCAAAGGTTTTACCGGGCTAAATTGTCCGGTAAAATAAACTTTGTCCGTGCTGATTACGATATTATCAATGACGCCCCGTTTGATTCTGAATTTTTCCTATATATCGAAAAAAGCGATGATTGGGGACAAACATACAATCAATACTATAAAGCAAAGTTTATGAAAACGGATTGTACGTTTAATGATGATGATAAATTGGTTACGGTACAGCCGGAAACAATAGACCAATACAACGACGTTTTGGCAGGATTGGAAAAGGAATACAATTTAATTGAGTTGGCCCCACAAATCGAATTTCTTACAATAAGAAAACGCCCATTGATACAAATATACGTTCCCGGAGATAGTATTGTTTCGTGCTTTTTGGGCGGCACGAATTGGGAACAAGACGCAAACGCCACGACTGACCAAAACGCATTAATACAAACCTATCATTTTGCACTATGTAATATTTTGAAAGAAATACAAATTACGTCGCAAGGTTCCCCGGCGGTAATATCCGGGCTTTATACTGGGCGGATGTCGACGGGTGTAAGTCCTGATGAATTTATGGGAGATTTATACCCGGAATTAAATGTAAATTATTATATCCATATTGCACAAAAACGAGTTGCGGGTGGGCTACCTATTGGGTTAGCAGGTGTTGAGATACGCCGCCGTTCTGATGATGTGGCAATGTTCCGGTATACAAAGACAACGCAAGAACCTTTTGATACGTTGGAATTTGATTTAACCGCCGTTGAGGGTTCCGGAGCAACGGGTACGATGCACGCCGATATGAAAAGTTATAATATATACGCCCGATATTTGGTTGATATTGATAAAATAGACGATTTAGATACATACCCGTTGTCGTCCGATGATATTGTAGATAATAATAGAAATTACCGCCGGGCAATTGGTTACGCAATCGACGTGGCATTTATATCTAATAATTTTTCAGATACGCCGACCGAGTGGGGATTAGCCGACAGTGGAAAGTATTTTGAGCCGCCTTATTCCATATATGGACAAACGTTTTATCCAATCGCCCGGTCAACGTGGCGTTATGCGTCGTTATGGTTTGGGTTTTATCTGATGGATTGGATATTAGAGGAAAAAGCCCGAAAAACATATACTTTGCGTGATGCGTTTACGTTATCGTCATGTATCAATGTATTGTTAAAAGAATTTGCCCCCAGAGTAACGCATGAAGCGACGCCGGAATACAGCCAATTTCTTTATAACAAAAACAATCCTATTTCCGGGCGGTCATTTAAGTTGCTAATAAGTCAGAAAAGTAATATCATTAATGGCGAATATAAAACCCCGGCGCAAAAAGCCCCGATTACATTACAACAGATTATGACGATGTTACGGGATATTTACA